CGATGATGACGATGAGTTTCATTTCTCTTTCTCCCTTGTTTTATTGGTCGGTCTTCTTGCGCCTAGGCTTACTACCCGCTGCCCTAGCTTCCTCGCTAGTGAAGCGATGCGCTACCCCTTTGGCGCTGGCGCTGTGTCCACCTTTAGCGGCTACTTCCTTGCGGCGCTCTGCGGTCATTGCTGCAAAGCCACGTGGCTTTTTTGGTTTCGGTTCGGTCATACTGGCTCCTGTGCTGTTAGTGAACTCTACTATGCACTAGCAGAGTTCCCAGCGCAAGCGATTTCTCAATCTCTAGCAGAAATACGACGCTCGCCCTTGTCCATACTGTTGACCGTGCTACCGAACAGCCTTGCAACTGCGTATCCAACTGCTAACCAGTAGAGCATGTACATAGTGACTCCTTGGGAGGGATGGGACTACTCGGACCACTTAACGTTGTGCTGCGCGCCGAATGCGGAGATTAGTTCAAGCAAATCAGACATCTCGGCTTTCGTCATCTTGCTCGTGGACTGGCCCAGCACCACGAAGCCAGTACCTTCGAGATTCGGAACTACGTCCTGGCGCTTCAAGCTCGATGTAAAGATATGCTTCCAACAGGCAGAGTCTAGCTTCCGACCATGCCAAACGACTTGAGCCGCTACATCGTTCAGCATGGCCCATAAGGCTGCGTTCTGTTCGAGCGACCTAGTAGGCGGCTTGATCGTCACCACGTGGCCATCAGGAGCGTCTAGGACGCCCTGTACGGCACGCTGCCTAGCCTGTCGATGGACTAGGCGGTACATTAGACGGAACCAATTCTAGGAGCAGGCCCACGCAATATTTCTTCATTTGCCGAGACCATTTCAGCAAACAGCAGCAAGTCATCTTCTAGCGCCTGGATTTTCTCTTCGTCCCGCGTGATGCGAACGATGGTTAGGTGCCGCCCGATTGGCTCAAGGTCAGGTGCCCACAGAACAAGGTCGCACCACTTGCGACCAGTCAGCCACATCGCACCAAGAATCTGATCCGTATAGGCGCTGATATCGCCACTAAACGCCGTGAACAGCGTGTCAGACGAAACCATAGTCTTGACCTCAAGGATGCCGTTATCGTCAATCAGGCCGTCAACAGACACGCCGAACAGTCGGTCATCGGTGGTGTAAAAGCCGACCTCGTTAACCAGGTATCCGGTCTGTGCTTCATAAGCAATCCGTGCAAATGCTTCCTGCTCGGATCCAAAACGCATGGCCGCATTCACGTAGACCTCGCCAGCCTTGCCGCCTACTCGCTCGCGTGCAACGTCCTGCGCATAGCCGATACACTTCTTGTCAGGTGCCCCGCCCTTGAGTCGGGATCGTGCGTCTTTGAAGCGGCTGGCGGTAATGACGCCTTTGCGAGCGTCAAGCCATTCCTGCGAACCTTGCGGATGATCGTAGTAGATCATTCGGACACCCCGCGCTGTGCATCCAGTTCCTCGGGCGTCAATTCAGGCGCTGGCGCTTCCATGTCAATCGTCATGGCCGATTCCTTCAACTCCTTGCCGCGAGCCGCCACAGCCGCTTTAAAGCTCGCGTACAGGCCCTTGTCATTGGCCGCTTGAATTTCCTTGATGCCTGCCTGCCATACCGCCGTAACTTCTTCTGTCGTCGTGCAAGCTGCGACTGCTGCCATCCAGTCTTGAGAGATGGCTTGCTCAGTGGCTGGCGTCGAGTTGATATCCTTCATCGGCGCATGGATAGGCTCAACGTCCTGCGCTTCCTCAACCGTCAGCATCCCCCCGATAGCGCCAGGAAACACGGCACGGACGCCTTCAGCGATGCAGCGCGCACGAAGCATGGCCTGCGGGTAGTTCTTCCAGTTGTCCTTGTTGGTCAGGTTCGCTTTCTTCGCCTGCTCGAATGTCCACTCCACACGAAGCGAGCCGCCCTGCTTATGGCTGAACGTGCCGCAAGCGCGCAACGAGTTGATTTCTTCCCATGACACCGAACCGCCCGCAGCTTGGAAACGAGCCAGAATCGAATGGGTCTTGCGCGCTGGACGGCCTTGCACGATGTCAAAATCTTGAATAGCTGTCATCGGGTGCAAGCCTTCAGCCTGAGCCAGCAGCATCAAGCTCATGGCCTGCGATTCATCCTTGGCCCCGAATAGCTTGGACCGGACGATGTAGGACGCCATGCTTTCCATTTCATTGAATGCGACGATATTGCTCACTTCTTTCTCCCTGTTGTTACTTCGTAGCCAGAAGGTAGGCTTGCTGATAGGCGGTGCGGTCGTATTCAGTCATCAGCACGCTCATATGTCGCATCAAAAATATCCGGCTTACAGGGGTAGAACTCACCCTTTATGCCCTTGATGATCCAGTCACCAACGCTGGCGATCATGGTTCCTTCAAGCGTTGGGATTCCAACTTTGTCGGAGCCTAGCGACTGGTGCAGTTCAGGGATGTTGAATGCGTCAAGACATTCGAGCTTGCCGGTCCACTGGATCGCCTCAATGACAACTGGCTTTTTACGGAACTTCATCTTTCTCTCCTTGTTATAGGTACTGCACCTTTTCTCTAGGCATAGAGCAAGCCAAGGAGTTGATGCCCTCCCCAGCCATACCCAATCAATAAAACAGATCAAATACTGCTGCTGCCATAAGCGGTCAATTCGATTTCCAGAGCACCCGTTTCGTGGGCTAAACGCTATATCAACTGTTTGCTCTGTTCCTGGGATGCCTTGACCAAGCTCCACGCGCTGGCTTGCTAGTAAGCGCTCGACTTTCCTCCCGCGCCGGCATCAATGTGGCCGCTTAATAACGCTCGGGGTGCGGTCGATGAGTAGTCCAGAAATGCAAAAAGGCTAAGTATTCTGCTCTCCTGTGGTGCGACACAGTTGCGGTCTAACCCGCTAGAAAACAGAATACTTAGCCCTCGTTGTCATTGAGTCGCACCTCATCGACAACACCAGGGTATCAACCGGCCTGATCTATGTCAAGCTTCTTGTAGCTGAAATCGGACTCTTCAAGATAGTAGTAAGTTTTGTCATGACGGTTGTATTCGCATTTCAGGGTAGCTAGATAGTGGACGCCATCAACGATGAACTCTTGCTCGTATTCATCTTGCCCTCGGTTGTAAGCTCCTTGGCAGTCATCGAATGCGAAGCCTTGCATGCGCTCTTCTAGCACGCCCTCAGCCTCTTCTAGCGATGGGAAGACGTTCTGCTCTGGCGCTGACTCGAATGCGGTCAGTGCTTGTTCTGCTGCTGCCAGAGAGGCTTTAGCGGTTTCAACATTCTGCTTGAGTTGTTCGATATTCATTTTATACTCCTTGGTTTGATTAAAGTTAAACTGCGGGTTCCGCGAAGGGCGGAACTGCATTCGACTGATCGTTATCGTTCATTCACTCACTCCTTAGTTATCTTGCCGGTGCCGCTGTCTGGATAGGTAGCGGCACCGGATATGCTTAATTAGCCTTGGTGAAGGTCTGCACAGTGACCAGCTTCTGTTCTTCTTGGCAGGCCACATCGTAAGCGTATTCGATCCAGTCTACGGCCTCAGGCTCTCCATGCTTGCCGCCGCCGTACCAGTACGTGAAGCCGACCCACGAACCGTCAACATACTTAACGGCTACCGCCTCGCTTTCGTAGTGGCGAGAGTACTCGCATTCCAGTCCGGTTTCGGTGCCCGACGAACGGATTTCGTTGCGCGCGTCCTGAAGCTCGTAATCATCGCCATCGGTCTCGTTGTAGATTTCATCAATGTTGCCTGCGTCGATCTCTTCTGGCAGCTCAAAGTCGTTGTAGCCAAAGCCTGCATGGCGAATTAGGATCAGGTGCTTGAGTTTCTGTTCTGGCGTCATTTCTTTCTCCTTAGTTCGATTAGTGTTGTCCAGCGGGTGCCGCAAAGCGCGGCATTACGCACTCAAAGTGCAACTACAGTGTATTTCTTCACCTCTGCATCATACCCATTACTCTGCGCCCACTTCAGAGCAGCCCACTTAGCTGACTGCTCGTCTGTTGCCTGGACTTCGGTCGAGAAGTCGTGCTTGATGCCCCGAAAAGTGATTTGCACTCGGTAGGTTCTCATGGCTAAGGTTTCCAGCACATCCCCAAGAAATCATCAGCGTAAGCCTCTTTGATTTTCTCTCGCAGCGATGGGAACTGGTGCGTGAATACTGGGTGCCCCAAGCGCTTCTCAACATCCTCGTGGAAGTCGGAAAAGCTTTCTACAGCCATGTAGCCAGTAAAACCCGTGATCACCAACGCTTGCTCTTTAGTGAACTTCATTTCCCCACCTCCTTATCAAAATATCCCGCTTCCAGTTGCTTAAGCAACCTTCGTGCCTCTTTCTCGCGCTTGGTCAGGGCTGCGAATCCATCTAAGCAGAGGTAGATGGTCAGGCCGATGATGGCTAGGGCTAGAATGTCGGTCATTCTGCAAGCGCCTTGAAGTAGCTGTAAAGGCACTCAACCGTCGAGTGCTGCGGATCAGGCGACTTGCCCGAGCTAATCAAGCTGATCGTCTTCTGAGTCAGGCCAGTGCGGCGCGCAGTCTCCGCATTGTTGTAAGCCTTATCGTTGAGCTTCCGTACTACATACTGAAGCATGGTTTCTTGCTGCATCTCGATCACTCCTTGTTGGTCAGTGATGTAATCATACATCGCACGAACAGCAAGCTGCAAGCTGTATTTGTAGTCACGCACGTAAAATATCTGTTGACGCGGGTTTCTTGTTCAGGCATAGTTCTACCCATGGCAGCGCATTCGACGCAGCGGATACGATAAAGAAAATTATGCAACTCACCAGCAAAGAACACTACGAATTGATGACCAGCTTTGAGCGCACTTTCAAAGGCCATCGCCTGGATAGGGAAGAAAAATCGATGTGGCCACGTGGAGCTGTTTATCAGGATGGTGGAGTGAACAACCTTTTCAAAGCCTTCCGGGAAGGATATTCGCTACACCAAGCCATTGCACGAATGGAAGCCGCCTAACCGCCAACCCGCGCCCTTCGGGGCGAACAAGTAGCCGGAGGATCACATGAAAGCATCCCGCCCGACGCAAGTGCAGTTGAAGCAGTATTTGACCAACAGGCGAGCAGAGGGCGGGCCGCCTCCGACACCGGAGCGAATCCGGGAAATGCTGGGGTGGAATCTGATACCGGCCAACAAGAAGTAAGACTAACCGCGCTGCACTGTGTGGCGCTACTAGGAGAGAAGAAGATGAAAAATGTGCTTGACCCTTGCTGCGGTTCGCGAATGATGTGGTTTGACAAAGCAGACCCTCGCGCCATATTCGGTGACCGTCGCAGTGAAACGCTGGTCGTTACTGACAACAGCAAGGGCAATAAGTCAGGAACTCGTACTTTGAAGATTGAGCCGGATACCCTTATGGACTTTCGCAAGCTTCCGTTCGATGATAGCTCGTTCAAGTTGATCGCTTTCGACCCGCCTCACCTAGAACATGCCGGGCCAAAAAGCTGGCTGGCGGCAAAGTACGGAAAGCTATCCGACAACTGGCGTGCTGACCTCAGTGCGGGCTTCTCTGAGTGCTTCCGGGTGCTGGAGACAAACGGTGTTCTGGTATTTAAGTGGAATGAGACTCAGGTAAAGCTGAAAGAGGTTCTTTCTCTGACGCCGCATGCGCCGTTGTTCGGGCAAGTGTCAGGACGTAGTGGAATGACTCACTGGCTCGTATTTATGAAAGGAGAGGAAAAATGAACCGCCTCTACACCCGCAAGCCGCTCATCAAGCGCATTGCATCTAACCGCTGGGTAGTTGCTGCTCTGTTCTTGGCCGCTATCCTGGCGCTTCAAGGGCTGGCAGAAGCAGCCTGTATTCCTCTTGATTGCGTATATGACGCACGAATCGAAACAGCATCCTAGACTGGAGAAAAGAATGAACGACTTCAAAACTGGCGACACCGTATTCGACGCCGATGGCAACTCTGCACGCTACCTTGGCCGCGATGGTACTGGCTACGCTGTCCTTCCATACGGCGGTGGCGGCGATACGGTTGACTGGATCGGACAACACGCTGTATGGCCGGAGGTCTTCGCTGAGCCGCCAAAGATGCCGATGCACTTCAAGCTGGTGATGCTGGCCTGCCCGGTAGCCGCAATTGTCGGGATGATCTATGCCGGGGTGACATCGTAAATGCGTAGGACTGAGCTTAAAAGGAAGGCTCCATTGCCGCGCGTACCCCCACCTGAAGGCAAGCCACCAAAGCTGAAGTCGTGCAAGGTTTGCCGCCAGAAGTTTCAACCGCGTACGCCGCTGCAAGTTGCATGTGGATGGGAATGCGCCCAAGTACATGGTCAGAAGGTGACGGCGCAGCAGAAGGCTAAGCAGCAGCGGCAGGAGAGGGCGCAGGACAAGGCGAAACTCGACAGCATGAAGACGATCCCTAAGCTGAAGGCCGAGTTGCAAACTGTCTTCAACCTTTACATCAGACTTCGGGATGCTGGCAAGCCCTGTATCTGCTGCGGCAAGTTCGCCACTGCTGCGGCTCTTGCAAAGCCTGGTGGCGCTTACGACAGTTGCCACTACCGTAGCCGGGGCAGTGCTGATCACCTTCGCTACAACGAAGACAATGTGCATCTTGGTCTTAAGGACTGCAATACGTGGGGTCATAAAGACTATAGAGGTGGACTAATAGCCCGCATTGGCCTTGAGAGGGTCGAGGCACTGGAATCAGACCAAGCATTGGTGAAGTGGACGCATGACTGGCTGCGATCTACAAAGGCGCTGTATCAAGCTAGAGTGCGCGAACTGAAGCGTAATCAAGAATGAGTCGTGACAAATCCGAATGCTGCGGCCTATGCGCCAGATTCAGCCGCAAGGATCAAGCGCAGACCGATCTAGGCAACGGCTGGTGCAGCGGATACGAGCGATACGTTCACTGTGCCCGCAGGCCTACAGTGCTGTTTAATCCCGCGCAAAGAGGGCAGATGCCAGAGCGCCGGGCGTTTATAGAAAAACATAAGGGGGAGTGATATGGAAAAGAAATTAGACAGTCGTGGCCGAGTGATGAAAGTTGTCCCACTGGGCGAACGCCAAAGGCTGCGGATCCTGGCTGTGCTTGCTGAAGAAGCAATGAGCGCGGCTGACATTGGCGATCGTATCCATCTGAGCAAAGATATGGTTCTGAAACACTTGAAGGCGATGCGCGAAGAGTCTCCTAGGCGCATCCATGTTGGCTCGTACACGATCAACGGTACTGGCCGGCCTACGCCGCTCTATGCGATCGGCAATGAGCCAGATGCGGAGTACCACCATCAGACTGTGCTCAAGAGCCATCATCACCGCTTGCTGGGCATCGTATTGGCCGAGCTTGAGCAGTCGCCTAGAACGATCCGCGAACTGTCCATTCTCACCAAGCTTTCCATCTCCGGCGCTCGCAACCTAGTAAGTGAGCTGCGCGAGATGGGCTGGTGCTATCTGTCCGCCTGGGCGCCCCCCGTGAACCGCAACCGTGCGCCGATCTTCTCTGTAGGAATTGGTAAGGACGCGCCTCCAGCGGTAACGACTCGGGCTAAGCGTTGGAAACAAGAGAAAGCGGACCCTGATCTGCACAAGCGTAATTTGGCTAAGCGCCGCACTAAGGCACTGGCCGCACGCACTCTCAAGAAGCCGCAGGGCGTATTTGCAGCGCTGTTTGCATGAAACTAGAACTCCAGGTGATGGCATACATGCGATGCCACAAGCAAGCGCTTACCGAGCAGGTTGCAGAGGCGCTAGGGCGGTCTATCAAAGCAGTCTACCTATGCCTACGTCGGCTAGCATTTCAAGGCAAGGTGGCGCGTCTGGGCAGGTCTGTGAACAACGTAATGCGGTGGCAAATAATAAAGGGGAAAGCAAATGTCTAAGAAGCGCAACAAGAAGTACCAAGGGCCAAAGTATGTCGCTCGCAACGTGATCTCAACGTTCTTTGGCGGCATGGGTGATACGCATATCGACCACTTGCGCACGGTGCAGGTCAAGAACCACATGGCGCTGTCTGAAATGAGCCAGGGGCGGGGCAATCGGGAGCAGTTCAATCTCATTGTCGGCGCCATTAACATCGGCAACGTGATGTGCGAGCAGGGCATCGGCGACGAATACAGGCAAGTCATGCTGTCGGCGCGTGATGCCATGCTGGAGGTCGGCAAGAGAGCCATGCGCAATGAAGAACGGTTCGTGTTCACTGGCCCTGAGCTTTGCGCCGTGCGTGAAAGCCTGGAGTGTCACGATGCCCAGTTGGAGAACGTTCGCGCCATTGACGTCGATAGGGCAGCAGCAGAGGTAGAGCGCCGCGTGCGCCACCGTATCAACAGCACCAGCGTCAAGCGCGAGATGGCGAAGGAAGCAGCGTAGCGATGCCGGATAAGCGGCATCTGGCACAGCCCACTACGGTGGGCTTTTTCTTTGCCTGCTGCTTCCCCGCGACACATTGAGCACAGTACAAATACTGCTTGCAACCATGGTACAGCTAGCTTACACTGTACTTGTTGATGTGAACGGCATCGGCAAAATGTAACGCCATAGAAGCCGCTTCGGTTTCTGTGTTCTTAGGGAGAAATCCCCCTGGCCGTTCACCAGGAGAGCACAGAAAACCAAAGCGGCTTTTTTTGTTTTAAAAGACGGGGCCATAACCCAGCCCTAGCGGAAGACCACAAAGCATAGTGGTGCAGGTACTCGGATTCAGCCCGACCGCGATAAACGTGCCGCTGCAAAGACGTAACCGGAGTGCCGGGGAATCAATGTAGTGAGGGGAGATGAGCCCCACGGTGTAGCGATAGACCTTGAGAACATAGGGATGAGCGCACCGGGCAAGATAAACGTCTGCTGATCGTAGCGCCGTATACGGGTGAGGTTTGGACTTGAGCGAAACAGAAATGGGCTTTTGACTTTCCTAAACCGAACCCCAAAAGCGCCCCAACCAAGCGGTATTTAAATTCGGGGTACAACATGACATTCGAAGCACGGGCATACCAGACAGAAGCAGTGCAAAACCTGCGATCTGGCCTTGCTGGCGGTTACAAGCGCCAGATTCTTACCAGCCCGACGGGCAGCGGCAAGACTGAGATCGGCATGATCTTGGTTCGTGGAGCAGTTGCGAAGGGTAAGCGAGTCGCTTTTCTCTGCAATCGCATCAACCTGGTAGGGCAAACATCAACTCGATTCTTCCGCGCCGGTATTCCTCACGGCGTTATTCAAGGGAACAACACTTCCCGCACATACGAAAACGTAATCGTCGCTTCGATTCAGACGGTAGCTCGCCGGGGAATGCCCGAAGTCGATTTGCTTGTCATTGACGAGGCCCACGGCGTAGCAGGATCAAAGGACTATCACAAGGTTATCAAGGAGCATGGCGGCGCTGTCATCGGCCTGTCTGCAACTCCATTCTCCAAGGGCCTAGGCAAACACTATGACGAGCTTAACGGGCCGTTGTTCGAGCAAATGGTGGTGGCGGCCTCGATTCAGGATTTGATTGACCAAGGATACTTGGTTGACTGTGATGTGTACGCGCCATCGCAGCCTGATCTGAGCGGCGTCAAAATCACAGCAGGCGACTACAACGAGCGGGAACTTGGCGAGGCGGTAGATAAGCCAGCTCTGATTGGAGACATCGTGACCAACTGGCGAAAGTACGCCGATGGTACGCCTACTGTCTGCTTCGCTACGAACATTGCTCACTCCAAGCACATAGTAGAACAGTTCGCAGTTGCCGGCGTGGTGGCAGAGCATATCGACTGCTACACCGATGAAGATGAGAGAGCGGCAATCCTAGCGCGGGTGGCATCGGGTCAAACGCTTGTCATCAGCAATGTCGGCATTCTTACCGAAGGCTGGGATTTTCCCGCTTGCAAGACCATGATTCTTGCACGGCCTACGAAAAGCCTGATTCGTTACCTGCAAATGGCAGGTCGCGTTCTGCGTCCAGCTCCAGGCAAAGACCGCGCCCTGATCCTAGATCACAGCGGAACAGTTCAGAGTATCGGATTCCCTACTGATGACTTCCCAATGGTTCTTTGCGATGGCAAGCCAAAGCAAGCAACGGGGTCTGACAAGAAGGCAGAGGAAAAGAAGCCAGCTAAATGCCCTCAGTGCAGCTATCTTAAGAAAGGCGGCGGCAAATGCCCTGTTTGCGGATTCCTGCCGGCTCGCCCAAATACGACTGAACATGCAGAAGGCGAGCTAGTTCCGCTCACAAAGAAGGATAAAGCAAAGGCTGCGAAGCTGGCCGGACTCGATAAGCAAAACGTCTATTCAGAGCTGTTCCGCATGGGGCAAGAGAAGGGATACAAAAGCGGCTGGGTGGCGAACCAGTACCGAAGCATCTTCGGGGTGTGGCCGAAGGGACTCAATGACATAGGCCGACCGCCTAGCCTAGTTGTTCAGAACATGGTTAAAGCAAACATTATTCGATTCCACAAGGGGAATAAGAATGCTCAACGTTAAAGCGAGAACCATTGATCTTGCACTTGGCAAGTGGCCTGGAATTTTGGTCGCGCTTGGGGTAGACGAGAAGTTCCTAAGCAAAAAGCATGGCTCATGTCCGTTTTGTGGCGGCGTAGACCGTTTCAGGTTCGACAACAAGAACGGTTCAGGCTCGTTCATTTGCTCGCACTGTGGCGCTGGTGGTGGTATGGAATTTCTAATGCGTCTGTTTGGGTGGCCTTTTAAGGAGGCAGCCGCAAATGTTGACCGCGTAATTGGTACGGTGAAAGAGACTGTTCAGCGCGAAGAGCGTTCAGAGGCCGACAAGGTTGCCTCAATCAAGAAGGTGCTTCGTGAATGTCGAGCTGTCATCAAGGGTGACCCGGTCTGGATTTATCTTAACCGGCGCACTGGCATAGTTGATGTGCCTAGCGATATCAAGTTTCATCCAGGATTGCATCACACCGAGGGAGGCATGCACCCGGTAATGGTTTCTGTCCTGCGCGCCGCTGACGGTACGGGGATAACAGTTCACAGAACATATCTCACGCTGGATGGGCGCAAGGCATCAATGAACCCGTCTAAGAAGTTCATGGCTGGCAGGCGTTTGAATGGAGGCGCGGTGAGGCTGTCGCGTGTTCAGCCGGAGATTGGCATTGCCGAGGGTATCGAAACGGCTTTAGCGGCTTCTGAGCGGTTCAAGATGCCCGTATGGGCGGCGACTAACTCTGTTTTGCTTGAGCAGTTTATGCCCCCCGATGGTTTGCAATCGGTTGTCATCTTCGGGGATACCGATTCTTCATTCACCGGGCAATCTGCCGCCTATAATCTTGCCCGTAGGCTAGTGCGTGATGGAATCAAAGCGGAGGTTGTTCTTCCTGACCAGATCGATAAAGACTGGTGTGACTTGGCGGGGATATGAAAGTAAGTAAGGCATTCATGCGCGACTTCGCATACATCGCCAACTATTACGAGTGGGACGATAAGACAGTCGAAGAGGTAAAGCAGGAGACAAGAGACAGCCCAGCACTTGTCGCCTACTGGAGAAATTTAGCAGCTGCGCATAGGGCCGGATACGCCCAGAACCGTGACAACAACTGGATCAGGTTAGAACACTGGAAGCAGATTAATCAATCGAAGGAGTAACGCATGTGTGATACCAGCATCCGCCGCTTGACTGCGCAAGAGCGCGAGGAAGAAGAGTACCGTAGCCTGTTCGCGCAAGTGGACGAGCAGATGAAGGCTGGCTACGAGAAGGACTTCGGCCCGACATACCGCCAGCTGTACCCGTATAAGTCGGACTGGCAGCTGATCGACAAGGTTGTAACGAGGATGATGCGGAGTGCATGGGCATAGTTCAAATAACCCTTGATCTTTCCAAGAACAGTGTTACACTAAAGTCTCCAATTACAAGAGAGGCAGAAATGGCTAGACCAGTTGACCAGCGGACGTTGAGAGCAGAGAGGCTTCTGACCACTCCGCATCCTCGTAGCCCTTCGGGGCAACCTTACACAAGGGCCGAAGCAGCGCGTGAAGCAGGAATCGCTCTTGCCACGTTGTATTATCACCTTAACAAAAACAAGCAAGAAGCTAAATAATCAAACTAAAGGGAGAAATGATGAGTAACGAAAAATACGATGCCAATAAGGCGGCAGAAGAAGGCGAACTGCCAGCGCTGCCAGAAGAGTATTACATGGCGTATGGTAATCGGACGTATGACGAGGATCACATGCGCGCCTACGCACGCCAAGCCATCGCAGCCGACCGCGCATCCCGTCAGGTCGCCAATAAGGCGGAAGTCGAGCGAGACGCTGCCCGTTATCGTTGGCTGCGGAACCCTGATACCGATGTGGCTTTGGTTATTGATAAACAGACTGGATTCGTTAATCCAATGGAAGGAGTGCCGGGCGTAGGCGGATACCACACTTACGAATACCGCGCTGGCGACGAACTCGACGCCGCCATCGACGCAGCAATGGGCATCGCCGCCCCTCCTGCAACTACTGGTGCAAGCACTGTACTGACGGATGCGCGGATCGAGGAAATCTACGAAGGTATCGGCCATACCTGCACGCAAACTGATATTACCTTCGCCCGCGCCATCGAGCGCGAAACGCTGATCGCTGCATTGATCGCCAACGACAAGAAAATCGACCCGGTCGCGGCACAAGCCGGTCAGGTAGCGGTGCCGGAAGGCTGGAAGCTGGTGCCGATTGAAGGCACCAGAAAAATGAAGAAGGCTGGGTTGACCGCGCTGCGCAAACTTTTGGGAAGCACTGTCGACGCGCTCGAAGTCGATGCGTGCTACGCGGCCATGCTTGCCGCCACTCCCTTGTCAGCCAGCGAATCCCTGCGCTCCCCACAAGAAGCAGCGGGAACCGAGAAAGGGGCGAACCAATGAGCAGCACACGCGAAATCGTGCCAGTCGATATGCAGCAGGTCATTGAGTATCTGCAAAAGAATCTGCGCATCGAGGTCAAGACTGAAAGCAACTATACGGGCGATATGGACGGCAGCGGAAGCCTCTACAGCGACAGCCACACAATCGAACTCGTACTTGATGGCGACGTCATCAGTTCGACCAGAATTTAAGGAATCGAAATGAGCCAATCCAACGATAGCGAACTGAATCTCGACCACCTGGAGGCGCTGGCACCGTGCCCCTTCTGCGAAAGCACGAATCTGCACATCGAGACCAGCAGCGTGCAGCCCGACGACTACCACGATGCGTGGGTGCATTGCGGTGACTGCTTGGCTGAAGGGCGGCATGCCCTCAGCCTCGAAGGCTGGCTTCCAAACAGGGAAGAGGCGAAGGCCGAGGCTATCGCGGCCTGGAACCGTCGTACTCCCCAGCCAGTAGCAGCGCCGACAGCCGGGGATGCGCTGCCGCCGTTCACGGTCAGCCGATACAGCGACACGCAGCAGCGCGGCGTTCTGGCCATCTTCGACCGCAAGCTGTCCGATAGCGAACTCGATACCGTGCGCGCCGCCCTCGCCAACCAGCCAGCGCCGACAGCCGCACCGATGTGCTGGAGCGCACTGGCACGCCGCCCGATTCTCTACACCGACACAGTGGGCGGCCAGCAGACCTGCCGGGATGACCTGTGGGCCGTAGCTACTGCCGAACTGAATGCAGCGCCGACAGTGCCAGCCGCTACGCTGCGGAAAGCATTGCGCGATTTACTCTTGGACGTAAACGCACGCATTTTCGATGGCGAGGCTGCGCGCGACGCGCAGACGCTGCTCGACAGCCATGATGATGATGATGACTCACGCCACCCAGCGCCGACCGCTCAAGCATACCTCGCGGCAGAACTTGATCCCGCCGAGCCGGTGTATCGAGTATCGGACTTGATCCGCCAGCCAGCGCCGACAGCCGCACCGGAGCAGGTTGCACCGCTGGAGGGCCGCATTGTATCGGTTGACGTGAGCACTGGTGAAGATGATGCACTGAACCGCATTTATGCGGAGCTGACCGGCGAGACTGCATCGGACGGGGAAACACTGATCGCTATCGAGCAGTCGCGGAATTTCTCGCAGCCATCCGAGGCCGCGCCGCTGGATGACAAGCATGCCAGGGAACTGGCGCGCGCCGATCAGTCGCCTGTAACAATCAACAATGACCAGCTGGCTGCATTTCATCGCTTTTGCGATTGCTGCGAGGACTTTGACGCTGACGGCCATGACGTGTCGAAAGCGATGATGTCACAGATGGTGCGTATTGGTCTGGTTCGTCCGGCTGGACCAGGTCGACATGAAACCACAGAGTTTGGTGACTGGCTTCGAGACGCGCATCAACCAGCGCAGGAGCAGGCCGAGCCGGGCGCGTGGCATGTACTTGAAATGGCGGACCAGCCGGACCCTGACCGTCTACTCGACGTTGTGCTCACCAACGGCGTGACGCGTGAGAGCCTTCGCTACACCAGCATCGACTGGACGCAAGTCGCGGACTGGCGCTACGCCGCCTCTCCGGTTGTGCGTGCACAGAGTGAAGAGAGCGAGGTGGCCGACGAATGGCGGCAAGTTCTGGACGAGGTGGCGCGCGCGACTCGCAAGTTCCCGACTTGGCCGACTGACCCGTTGCATGCTGTCGCCGTGCTGGGTGAAGAATTTGGCGAGCTGACGAAAGCCGTGCTGCAAACGGCATACGAGCCGCACAAAGTCGAGGAAGGCGAACTGCGCACCGAAGCCATCCAGACGGCAGCAATGGCCCTGCGCTTCGTCGCCAGCCTCGAAAAGTACGAGTTCACCTGCTGCGCACAGCATTCTCAGGGTCGCGCAGCTATCCGTGCCGCTCAGGAAGGAGGTGCGCATGAAAACCGCTGAGCTGACCGGCGCGCTGCTGGATTACTGGGTGGCCGGGGCTGCCGGCGTTGACGCCGTGATGTCCGATCCGCACCGCAACGGATCGCGCAACATGGTCACGTTCTATGGACGAGACCACGACGGCCACCTAGATGGACGCAGCTACAAGCCATCGGAGCACTGGAGCGACGGCGGCGAGATCATCGAGCGCGAACGCATTGGGCTGATGCCGGTTCTTCATGACGGCGAAAGCTGCTGGATGGCGGCCCATCCTAACTTCGGCTCCGGCTACCCTGGCCCGACGCCGCTGGTGGCGGCCATGCGTGCCTACGTGGCCAGCAAGTTCGGCGGCGAGGTGCCGGATGACGCAGCTATCCAGGCTGCTCAGGAAGGAAAGTAGCAATCTGCTGATTCATGGGCTATACTAGGTGCAGAAGAGCCTCATCACTCTTTCTCCCTAGTTTGGATTTGGCCCGGCGCTTGTCGGGCTATTTTTTTGGAGTTGGCATGTGGGGAAGTAAATCTAGACATGAGCGCGGCTATGGCCTGGAGTGGACTAGGTTGCGCAAACAGGTCATAGAGCGCGACAAGGGCTTGTGCCAGATATGTCTAGCAAAGGGCATCGTCCACCCTGGCAAGGACGTAGATCACAAAGTAAGCAAGGCGCGCGCTGCACAGCTAGGTTGGAGCAAGCAGCAGACAGAGGCGCTAAGTAATCTTTGGTACATCTGCCGTGCCGAGCATCTCAAGAAGACTGAAGAAGAGCAAGGCAAGAAGAAGAACCCGCCAAAGCCAACTATCGGTGCTGATGGGTGGCCTATTTCATGAATTAGTGGTACAGTTAAATCTCAGTGTTGCTAGTAGAGCGGCTGGGCGTAAAAACCTATGTTTCTGAGGAAGATACGAACTCAGGCACTGAATGACAGCGTAACTTCGGGATAAGCTGACGGTTGGTGAAAGTCCAGCCACCACATAGCTTCATCTTCTTAACTCAGTGACGCGAACGGATACAGCGGGGCCTCATAACGGGGTTGCTAAGGGGTTCGATTCCCCTACTGGGAAATGCGGGACGCCGCATGGAGGGTCCAGCTATGTGGTGTGAAGACTATTGATTGTAGTCGGGCCGGCCAGACCGAAAGGATGCTCGCCTAGCTGGATAAAGAAGCAGCCGTATATCCAGACATGCAGAGTTAATCGCCTGCCGCCACACTCTTCACTTTACTGTTTCTTCCGAGTTGCGAATCGGCTATTATTTGCATGCCCTCCCGCTAACGCAACTGAAGGAAACAACATGGCGGATTCCACTGAAGGCCCAGCCAAGATTAGCTTTGGCATCGGGTCAAACTCCAAGCGAAACATGGTGCGGCTAGCCGATGGCTCATACGCGGATGTTTTTGCGCCAGCTTACGGCTCGGGGCTAGTGACTGATAGCACGGGGGAACACACGTTTGACACGAATTCGCTCCCTTCTCGCTACAGGTACGATGCTGACGGTCAGATGATCTCGGCAACGTTTGGGCCGGATAAGGCTAGCCGTTTTGTACGTCAGACTTCTGAGTGGGAAAACGGCAATCTCAAAGGTGAGTCTGCTTGGTTTCTCGTTGACTCGCTGGAGGCACCATGACCCCAGAAGCATTGGCTAACTTCAAGCGCATCTGGAGCCGATTGCCGATCTATAACAAGAACAATGCAGGTAAGACGGTCGCCGTTGTCACTCCAGACAAAGCGCTAACTTTGACCGAAACAAACACGATGTCGCCCGGCGAGACTACTTGGGACAAGGTGATGGGAAAGCCTGCCACGTTCCCTACTACGTGGGCGCAAATTGGCGACCGGCCACCGATGTTTGACGGCACTTGGGGATCGCTAACAGGTAAGCCGGATATGTTCTCCGGCAGCTATGCGGATTTGAGCGATAAGCCGAAGTTGAGCGCACTAGCGACTTCAGGCAGCTATTCCGACCTAACCGATAAGCCTACGTTGTTTAGTGGCGCATACGCTGATCTGAGCAGCCTGCCGGTGCTATTTGATGGCAAATGGTCGAGCCTGAGCGGAAGGCCAGCTACTTTCCCTTCGACTTGGGCGCAGGTAGCTGATAAGCCGCCTCTGTTCTCTGGCTCGTACAACGATCTGACAAACAAGCCTGCTATACCAGCCTTGCCTAATCTGGCGACAGTGGCATCCACAGGTAGCTATGATGATCTAACTGCCAAACCGACGCTGTTTAACGGAACGTGGGCATCACTAACTGGCAAGCCTGATGTGGCGACCAAGACAGACGTTGCAGCGGCTACAAAGCGTATTGAGACATACAGCGGCACGACTGACGCAAACGGCCTGTACACAGTCACATTCCCCACGCCATTCTCAGCTATCCCAACTATCCAGCCAGAGCCACCAGCAATGGCTAACCAAGTATGGGTAAAGGTCAACGCAACAGCTACCGGCTTCAGCCTGCGACTACTTCAGCGTAACGTGGTCGCCTTGCTCGGCATCGAGGTGCTTCTAGGCGCAACCGTGAACGTTGCTAATGCGCCAGCACGTGTATCTGTTATTGCTACATAGCAGAGTTCGTGGTAACCTGAAGTCTCTTATCCCTCCCAAGGAAACTATCATGTCCAAAGATGAAATAATCGAAGAAATCGTGCAAGAGATCGCCAAACTGGGCGAATGGAAGCATTGCATGAGCTACAACGATAGCTACTTCGGTGAGCCTCAAGGATTGGTTAAGCGAGTGGCATACCAACTTGAGCGCCTGTCTGATAAGTTGGAGCAGATGAAATGAGCCAGCCATTGGACTACAAAGAACTACTGAAGAAGTACATGAGCACAGTCATTGGATGTGAGGGTTACAGCTTTACAGGTGTTAGCGACGAGAGGTATTCCGGTAATGTCCTGACAGATCAAGAGCGCCGGGCATTGAAAGATATTGAAAAGGAGCTGGGTTATGAGTGAAGAATACGCAACCACTCGCCAAGACTTCCTCACTGCTACTGCTAGCTACCTTGGCCTAGACATTGACGCTATCAGCGATGACAGCATTCTCAAGACAGACGATGCTGGCATGATGGTCGCTGTCCTGCATGTATGGCTCAAGCCCTCCGACATCATCGGCATTGGCAAGAGGATGCAGGAGATAGCAGCGCAGAACAACCAGGCTGTGCAGGTTCACACTGATACGGTAGCTATTGAAGGCCCGACAGTAGAAGCCATGCGAGAGGCTTACAACGCGCTCAGCAAGGCAGAGAAGGGCCGCTATGGATCGTTTGCACGGTATATGGCAGAGAGTAGCGGCGGCATTGTGGCAGAAGGCCCGGCGTTCATTGTGACGCCAGGCTACATTGCGCCTGCTGAGCGTACTGTCCACCACGTTGACACGCCAGAGGAACCAGAACCAACGAACATGGATGCTGTGTGGGTTCCATTTGCTGAGGCTACGATTGCTCAGATGCAGCACCATTGCGATACACGGCACAGCTCAGAGACTGGGCATGAGTACCTGATCCAATGGGCCATGCTCACCGATGAGCAGAAGCAGAAGGCAAAGCCATGAGTGCTACTGAGATGGCTATCTATGCGCTGTGCCTTGGGCTGATAGGTGGCAGCTTGATTGGCTTCGGGCTAGGGATGGAGTTGGCTAAGGAGAACAAGCAATGAGCGAGGCCATCGATCTGTCAAAACTACGAATCCAAGAGACCCACAGCTTCGAGTTCCTCACTACAACAGCAGATTATCTCGGATTATCTGTTGATCGCAGCATAAGTAATAAGATAAGCGCCAATGTTGAGCAACAGATTCGACTATATGCATCGGCCCACGTGGCAGGAAATAGCTAAGGGTTGATGATGGCAGGTTATGTACGTAAGGTAAGGCTGGAGCCTAAGAAGCCGCATCTAGTAACAGACGATGATAGGCAGCGCGCATTCGTAGCAGGTAACTACCCTCGCAACTGCCTACAGTGCGGCACAGGCTACAACTACCATCCAGCAGCGAAGGATAAAGGCCACGAGCATAAGCGCGGCCTGTTCTGTAGTTGGGACTGTAAGTCACAGCATATCAAGGATAGTAAGCCCGGGCCGCATAGTAAGCTACAAGTTAACCCATGTAGCTCGTGTGGCACGATCATGCTGTCGAAGGGTAAGAAGAAGTATTGTTCGGATTCCTGCAAGCCTGAAACATCTTATGAGGTTAGAGTTGGCCTAGTTGGCTTGGCTACATGCAGCGTATGTGATAGCAAATTCGAGTACACTCGCAGGAATGGTCGGCCTCCATGTCATTGTAGCGAGAAGTGTAGCAAGGCAGTGAAGGCGAGGATAAGACGTATCGCTAAGGCTGGCCGCAAGGCACACATGAAGAAGGTCGAGAAGGAAAGTGTTGATCCATTCAAAGTCTTTGATCGTGATGGTTGGACTTGTCAGATGTGTGGTGTGCCAACGCCAAGAGAGCTAAGGGCTACATGGGAACACAACGCCCCGGAGCTAGACCACATCATTCCACTGTCTAAAGGTGGGCCGCACACGTACAAGAATACGCAATGTTGTTGCAGGAAATGCAATCAAATGAAATCAGATAAAATTGTCTCAAAATAAAGTTTCAAGAAAGTAAATGTTGTCGTAGGGGCATGTTAGGACTTTGATAACATCTCCCCGCTAAGGACCGCGCTCAGCCTCTTTTTATGCGCAGTCAAGATACAAAAATGGATTTAGGAGGCATGTTATGCCAGGCCCAGGTAAGAAGCCCGCAGCGTTGAAAGCTGTGGCAGGTACGGAAAGAGCGGATCGCGCCGTGGTGAATGGCGCTGATCTGCCTGCGCTCGCGTCTGTTCCGCCTGCGCCGGATTGGTTGCCTAACTCGCACGCGGTGAAGGAGTGGGATCGTCTAGCTTCGATCCTGACTGCCAACAAGTTGTTGACTGAAGGTGGCTTGTCGGCGCTAGGGATGCTCTGCGCCCTTCATGGCAAGTGCGTACAGCTTTATGCCGCTGGTGAGGCCCCTACTGCGAGCATGGCCGGCACGCTGCGTAACATGATTAACGACTTCGGCTTAACTCCAGTAGCACAGGGCAAGGTGACGCCAGTTGCGCCGGAAGACACCGGCAACAAATTCGCACGTAATGGCAAGCGCACAGCGTGACTATGTAAAGATCGCAATTGACTACGCTCAGGCGGCAGTCGATGACGTTCACCGTAAGAGGTTTGGTAAGTGGGTTCGCCTTGCCGCCAAGCGGTTCTTGGATGATCTCAAGCGCGCCAAGAAGAAAAACGCTCCCTTCTACTTTGACGACTGGAACGCAGTTGATGCCTGCGACTTTCTGGAGAAGTTGCCGCACGTTGAGGGCAAGTGGGAGACTGACAACGTTGTGATGCATGCATCGCATGTGTTCTTCGTGGTCAACCTGTTCGGATTCCGTAACCAAGATGGCACGCGCCGATTTACTACGGCGCTATTTGCCGTGGCACGCAAGAACGCCAAGAGTTTCCTTGCATCTGGCATCGGTTTGTACTGCTTCTGCTGCGAGGATGAGCCAGGTGCACAGGTGATTAGTGCGGCGACTACAGGCTCTCAGGCCCGTATCGTATTCAACGTTGCCAAGCGAATGATTCAGAAGCTGCCGGATCTGAGAGAAGCATTCCTGGTCGAGCCATTCGTTAATGCCATTGCCCGATATCAGAATGGTGGATCGTTCAAACCGATCAATGCAAAGGCGAGTTCGCAAGATGGCCTGAACCCATCGCACTGCATAATTGACGAAGTTCACGCTCACAAAAACCATGACTTGCTGAACGTTCTCAAGTCTGCTGCCGGTGCGCGCCGTAGTCCGTTGTTTTTATACACGACTACTGAGGGATACGAGAGCCCGGGCCCATGGGGCGAGATTCGCTACTTCGCTAAGCAACTGCTTCAAGGTTTAGTCGAAGCAGACCACTTCCTGGCGGTCTACTTCGCGGTTGACGACGAAGATAAGGAAGAGGGTACGCCAGCAGACGACGATTTCGATGAAACGAAGTGGATCAAGGCTAATCCCCTGATGGAAGTAAACCCTTTGCTGATGAAAGAGATCAGGAAAGAGGCCATCGAAGCCAAGGCTATGCCTGGTAGATTCGCTGAATTCAAGATTAAGCGCCTGAATCGCCCATCTTCTGTTGTTGGCGGCTGGGTGAATATCCTGAAATGGAAGGCTTGTGATCGTCCTGTAGACCTGGAATGGCTGAAGAAATACCCATGCTACGGTGGCTTAGACTTGGCTAGTACAAGCGATTTCACGTCCTTCCGGTTGGTTTGGAACGTCGAGGGAGTTATTTATACGCATGGATGGCGTTTCGTTCCTCAAGGGGCGATCAACTCAAGGACTGAGCGTGGTCTAGTCCCATATCAGGGCTGGGTCGAGTCCGGTGTTCTTATTCAGGCCGGTGCAGAAGTAACAGACTACGATGTGGTTGAGCGTTATATTCGTGATGCTCATGAGAATTTCGATATCCGCCTTGTTTGCTACGACTCATGGAATGCGATGCAGTTGGTGCAGAAGTTGGAGCCGGATGGAATCAACATGAAGGAGTTTATTCAAGGTCCAAAGAGCTATCATCCTGCGATGAAAGCATTAGAGCGTGCTTACATTGAGGGAGACTTTGCCCATGGAAATGACCCTGTGCTAAACTGGTGCGCAGCGAATTTCATTGCACGAACCGATCAAAACATGAATACTGCTCCTGATCGCAAGAATGCACGCGAAAAGATTGACGATATGGCGGCGCTTTTGATGGCTATTGGAGCGATGCAAGGAACAGTTGAAGAGAAAAAACGGAGTTGGGATGATTATTTGGCTGACATGGCGGGCGCATGAGTGACAAGAAAAAGACAGCCGGCCTGTCGCTGAAGTCTATCTACTTCTCAATCCGTGATGCTCTTGCATATCGCCAGCTAGACCGCGATCCTGGCAACCGTGATGTGACTCGCGGAGACTACCATTCTGCCTCAGATGCTACTCCACGCATTGATCGAGCGCTTCAACTCTCTACTATCTGGTCCTGCGTCCGTCTAATCTCCGGAACGATCTCGACGCAACCGCTTTTCCTCTACGAGCGCACCGAAACTGACGGTAGGGATACTCGACGTATCGCACGCGAGCATTCTCTGTACTATCTTCTGCACGATTCGCCTAATGCGGACATGACAGCGGTTGAATTCTGGGAATGCGTGGTTGTTGGCTTGCTTACATGGGGCAATTCCTACGTTCTCAAGTCGTATTCCGGCTCTAGATTGGTCGCTTTGGACCCGCTAAACCCTGCTTTGATGAGTGTTAGGCGCACGCTGGATGGTGATGTGACCTACATTTACGCCGATCCTAGAGGCCAAAAAGAGTACACAGAGCGAGAGATTTGGCACATTAAGGGCTTCGGATCGGATGGGTTGATCGGGTATTCTCCTATTGGCATGGGCTGGCGCTCTGTTCTGAGCGCTTCCAACGTGGAAAATGCCTCTGCCAAGACGTTTGGTAAGGACTTGCGCCCATCTGGCGTAGTTTCTATCACGGAGATTCTTAAGGCAGACCAGCGCAAGCAGATGCAAGAGGCCATTGTTGATGGCGTGTTTGGGAATATGGAAATCGGCAAGCTTCACCTCTTGGAAGGCGGGGCAAAGTATCAGCAGATCGGAATTAACCCTGTTGACGCCCAGATGGCGGAGACTTTGTCTCGTAGTGTTGAGGACTTGTGCCGCTGGTATCAAGTACCGCCATCCATGATTGGTCATGGGACAGCTGTGTCTAATTGGGGAACAGGTCGTGAACAAATCAACCTTGGTTTCAAGCAATACGTACTTGATCCTTACCTTACGCGGATCGAGCAAAGCATTGCTAAGAATCTTCTGACGGCAGCAGAGCGTAAGAAATACTACGCCGAGTTCAACTTAGAAAGTTTGCTTCGCGCAGATAGCTCTGGGCGGGCCAACTTCTACGACAAGATGATTAAGGGCGGTATATATACCCCTAACTTCTGCCGCGCTCTTGAAAACGAGCCTCCGCTTCCAGGTGGTGACCGACTTTACATGCAAAGCAACATGATTCCGCTTGAAATGGTCGGAGAGATTACATCGACTACGCAAACTGATACAATCGCGCAAGATAATCAAGGAAACGAAGATGAACCTGCTAACTAAGTCGGTCGAATTGGACCTGAAAAACCTTAAGGATGACGGCAGTTTTACTGGCTATGGTTCGGTATTCAATACCAAGGATCAGGGCGGCGATATCGTTATTCCTGGCGCTTTCTCGGAAAGCCTGAAACGTTGGCAGAAGAATGGCCGACAAGTGCCGGTTCTTTGGCAGCACAAGACGGATGAGCCTATTGGCTCGTGGCCCGACCTGAAAGAAGACGATCACGGCTTGCTTGGAAGCGCTGAATTGTGGACCGAAGACGCGCCGTATGCGCGAATCGCTCACAAGGGCATGAAGACCAAGACGATTACTGGCCTTTCTATCGGCTATCGCGTCAAGCGTGAGGAATACGACAAAAAGGCCGGCGCGAATAAACTGATCGAGCTGGACCTTGTGGAAATCAGCGTCGTGACGAATCCAATGCACGATGACGCTCGTATTGAAAGCGTTAAAGCAATGATCGAGGCAGGGCGACTGCCAACATTGCGCGAATTCGAAGAGTTCCTGCGGGATGCAGGTGGCTTTTCTAAAGCTCAGGCCGAGAAGATCGCCAGTAACGGCCTGAAACAACTGCTCCGGGGTGATCCTGGCAGCGACACAGGCGAGCAAGCTAAAGCTATTCTGGAAATCCTGACTAGCGCTCACACCAAAATCACCCTTTAAGGAAACATGATGGAAATCACTGAAATCAAAGCAGCAGTAGATAAACTGACCGATTCGGTACGTGCCGAAGCGGAAAAAGCCGTTGCAGAAGCGCAGCGCGGCATCAAAATGGCGGAAGGTCAAAAGGATCAAATCGATGATCTGATGACTAAGCAGTCCGCTGCTCGCGCAGAACTGGACGAACTGTTGCAAAAGATGGCACGTCGAGGCGCCGCATCGGAAGAGCAAGGCCCTAAGTCGGCTGGCTACGCGTTCATCGAAAGCGAACAGTTCAAGTCGTTCCAGAGCAAAGGCGACCGTCTGCGCACTGGTGATTCGGTGCGTGTCGATGTGAAGGCTATCACCAGTCTTGCCGCTAGCGCTGGCACTCTGATCGCCCCAGACCGTCGCGAAGGTGTTCTGGCGCTGCCACAGCGTCCGCTGGCTGTCCGTGATCTGCTGGCTCCTGGCCGCACTTCGTCTAACCTGATCCAGTATTTCCGCGAGACGGTCTTCACCAATAACGCAGCTCCGGTTGCTGAAGGTGGTCTGAAGCCTGAATCGAACATCACGTTCGAGCAGCGGGATGCGAAGGTCATCAAGCTGGCTCACTGGATCAAGGCTACGACCGAGATTCTGGACGATGCCCCAGCGCTTCAGTCGATGATTGACCAGCGTCTGCGTTATGGTCTGGACTACGTGGAAGACCTGCAACTGCTGATGGGTTCTGGCACTGGTCAGAATCTGGCCGGTATCTACACCAATGCGCAGGCTTATGTCGCTCCATTCGCTGTCTCTGGCGCTACCGCTATCGACATTCTGCGTCTGGCCTTCCTGCAAGGTGAGCTTGCGCTCCTGCCGGCTGATGCCGCTGTTCTGCATCCTAGCTCGTGGGCGCGTATCGAACTGCTGAAAGACACGCAGGGTCGTTACCTGATCGGCAATCCACAGGGCACGCTGGCGCCTACTCTGTGGGGCCGCCGCATCGTGACTACTCTGGCCATGCCAGATCAGCAGTTCCTGGCTGGCAACTTCCGTCAGTCGGCGCAGATCTTCGACCGTGAAGATGCAAACATTGTTGTCAGTACGGAAAACCAGGACGACTTTATCTACAATCGCGTGACGATCATGGCGGAAGAGCGCCTCGCTCTGGCAGACTATCGCCCCGAGGCCCGTGTGAAAGGTTCACTGGCTCCAGCAGTCTAAGTAAACGGGGCGGCTTAGGTCGCCCCTTGTTGAATCTAAGGAGATAGTATGAAAGTCAACGCAACAGTAAAAGCGCCGTTCTATCACGGCAATACACCATATGCTGAAGGTGACCAAGGTCAGTTCACGAAAGCTGAAGCCAACGATCTGGAGAAATCCGGGCTGATCGAAATCGGCGGCGAAACTGAGGAAGTCGAAACCAAAATGGACGCCGCGCCAGAGAACAAGATGGCTGACGCTCCTGCCAACAAGCGCACCAAGAAGGCCGATTAATCATGGCTAATCCCTCCCAGGCTAAACTGCCAACTATCCGCATCGAGAATCTTGGTGCGGCACAGTCAAATGTACCTTTCACCTTTGGTCAGGTGTTTGGGGTTGGTCATGTGAAGCCTGGAGAGGGGCTGTCTGCTGTGCTGGAGGATGGCTCCAAGGTCGCGCTACAAGTCGATCAGAAGGCGACGCACCCGGATGGCTCTGTGCGACACGCTGTTCTGTCTGGAGTGCTTCCTAAGCTCGATAAAGGTGCGACAGAGACGTTACAGCTAGTGAAGGCAGATCAGGTAAAGGGTAAGTTCGTGCCTGACCTCGCTGGCCTTGCTGGCTCCGTCGAAATCACCATTGATGGCGTCAAATACACTGCCGGCGCGCTGTCTGGCAAGGCTATTGAGTGGCTGAGCGGCCATGTGGTGGCTGAATCGATTGTCGATGCGCCTCTTGTCGACGCTAAAGGTAATCCTCATTCTCATCTGACAGTTCGTGCGGGCATCCGTGGCTATGTCTCGAAGCATGCTCGAATCGAAGTCATCATCGAGAACACAAAGACGTTCACTCCAGGTGCAAACAACTTTAAGTACGATGTCGCTTTCAAGCTCGGGAAAGATGTCGTCTTCGAGAAAAAAGGCTTGATGCACTATCACCATGCGCGCTGGCGTAAAGTGTTCTGGACTGGCGGCGAACCGTTGATCCATGTTCAGCACGATCCAGAATACGTCATTGGCACAAAGGCGGTTTCTAACTACGACCGCTCTGCTACGCCGCAAGAAAAGAATCTACAATCGGTAACTCAACGAGTTACGGAAGAAAATACCGCCATTATGGCTGTTGGCCCCATCAACAAAGCCATGGGCACGACTGGTGGGCGTCCTGATATCGGCCCTCTTCCGAGCTGGTACGTGATGTATCTGCTGTCGGCTGATAAGCGCCCGCGTGATGTCATGATGGCGGCTGCTGAAGGTTCAGGTAGCTGGTCTATCCACTACCGCGACGAGAACACTGGCTATCCTGTGCGTACCGATAACGAGAAGAACAAGAACATCTCTACGCACATGAACTTGTCTAACAAAGGGCCATTACCTGTCCCTCGTTTCGCCACCGGCAAGGGTACTCTGTCCACGCCTCTGTCGAACGACACGGCGCACCAACCGTCCTTTGCTTATTTGCCGTATCTTCTGACTGGCGACTACTACTTCCTCGAAGAGCTTCAGTTTTGGGCGACCAGCAACACGCTAGAGACCGATCCTGGCAATCGTGGATACGAAAAAGGCTTGGTGAACTGGCAGCAAGTCCGAGGTCAGGCATGGTCTCTGCGCACGCTGGGTCATGCTGCCTACATCACGCCGGACGATCACCCGCTCAAGGACTATTTCCTCAAGCAGCTCGACAACAACATCGAGTTCTACCGCCAGACCTATGTCGAGGGCAACCCGAACGCGTTGGGGGTGTACGACGGCTCCGGCAAGAACTCGTTCCCCATCGCGGCGTCGGCGCCATGGCAGGACGACTTCCTGACCTGGAGCTTCGGCAACCTGGTCGAGCTTGGCTTCGAGAAGGCCCGGCCGATCCTTGAATGGAAGGCCAAGTATCCGGTCGGCCGCATGACGGCGCCGGGTTTTTGCCAGATTGCCGCAGCTGCGTACTACATGGAGTTCCGCCCCGCACCGAAAGAGCCCCTGTTCTCGAACTTGGCGGATATGTACCAGTTCAATTTCGGCGGCGACAAGATCTCGTTCGAAAGCAAAGCGCTCAAGCACCCCAAGGGCCTCAAGTTCATCGATCAGCCGTGCGGCAGCCAGGAGCAGGCCGACTGGATGACCGCCACCAACGGATTCAATTGGGCGGTGGGCCGGATGGGCGGCTTCTCCGACTCGGTGATGGGCTATCCGGCGAACATGCAGCCTGCACTGGCGGTGGCCGCTACGCTAGCTGTACCGAAGGCTGACGAAGCATGGGCCCGGTTTGACGCACGGACGGCTAAGCCTGATTACCGGACCGGCCCGCAATTCGCGATCGTGCCGCGCCCACCCGAGAAGGTGGAAGAACAGCCGCAGCCAGAAAAGCAGACGATCGGCCTGCGCGGAGTCAAGTCCGATGCGGACGAACAACTGCAGGTGACGCATGCCGGCATCAAGGCGGGCACGCGGTACACTGTTGTCATTTTGGAAGAATAGTAAATGACGGTTAAGTTTAATAGAGCGTCCTTACAGTACCTCAGCGCTCCAGACGGGCTGAACAATACATTCCCCGATGAGGCGTGGTCGCTCTGTTTTGTCCTTTGTATTGATGGGACGTACACAGGCGCCGAGAACCAAATTCTTTTTTCTACCGGAGCAATCGCTACCGGCGCGGTGAATGTTTCCTATCTTGGGCCCGGCCATTCCACCCCTAATTCGATTGGTGTCCAGATAGGATCGGCCAGCAGCATATTCGCCGCACCCGCCAATTCCCTGAGCGGGTCTTCTAAGTGGGTAATCTCCCTTGGAAGGGGCAGCACCGGCGGCGTGAGCCTGCGCATGAGCCCTATTCTGGCTACCGCCCCGGCGGACGGTAACGCGGTCCCGACTGTGACCTTGTCGGGCGCTAGCTTGAGCGGCACGCGTGACGGCCCGGGTTCGATGGTGATCGGTGCGCGTGCGGATCTTGAGCCGGCGAAGGCTGCGGATCAGTCCATCGGCCGATTGTTCCGGGTCCGGGGCGGCATTCTGTCGACCTATGAGGTCGCGCGGCTGGCCTATGGCGAGACCGTTTACGATATCGGCAGGACTCCTGATTTTTATTTCCCCCTGGCTACTGCAGCCGACCTGACGGATCTCGGCCCACAGGCGGTGGTCCTTAAAGCGACCAACGGTCCGACTACCGGCACCGATCCCGGGTTCGGGTACGCACCTTCGGCCCCTATGGCGCCGGAATTTACGTCGGCCCCCGCGATTATTGGCACGCCGTCAGTCGGCACGGCCACAAGCTACACCGCCGGCACTGTTACGGGCTCGCCCGTGCCCACTGTGACGCGGCAATGGCTGCTCGACGGTGTCGCTATACCCGACGCCACCGGCGCGGCTTACACCCCGGTGGCCGGCGACGCCGGCAAGCAATTGGCCGTCCGGGAGACCGCGACGAACGCGAGCGGTTCGGTCAGCTCAACCAGCCCGGGTGTCGCCGTCGCCGCGCCCCCGGCCTTTGCTGATAGTTTCACGCCGATGACTTCGCGCCGCATCTATCAGCGCATCTCGGGCAAAGCCGCGGTGAAGATGTCGGGCGAATACAATGTAGCTCCGGCCACGATTGAAGCGCAGCTCGTTGCGTCTGCAGACGGCACGACGGTGTTGCAGGCTTGGACGCCGCTGACTGCGACGACCATTTCTGGCAACGCGTGGGAGGGCACGCTGGCCGCGAACCAAGGCGGCGGATACCGCGCGCAAGTACGATTCAAAAATGCGTCTGGTACGGTCATCTACACGTCCGCTCTGGACACGAATTCGTGGGGCGTGGGCGAACTGATTGTTGGCGCGGGATCGTCGACGATTCACGGCTGGTGGACGAGCGGAACTTACCCGGGGACCGCGTACATTGCCACTTACCGCACGACTGACGGCTACACCTGGAAGTCTTTCCCGACGGCGTCCAACGGCATCGCCAAAAAGATCGCCAACGATTTGGCTTTGCGCCTGGGTGTGCCAGTCGGCATGATCGGCGCCGGCGAGTCAGGCACGATGCTCAAGACCTGGACCGAGGCGGGCAATCCCTATTTTGCCAAGCTCACCTCCGCGATCAACGCTCAGGGCGGCAAGATCGGGGCGTTGATCGTATCCATGGGCTCGAACGATGCCGGGAATAACGTTGTCGTCAGCCGGGCCGCGCACGCAGCCATGTTGCGCAAGTTTATTGCGGACGTGCGCGCGCTGACGGGCCAGCCCGACCTTAAGGTGCTGATCAGTGGCTTTAATCGCCGCACCGACACCAACAGCACCCAGGCCAACTACGTACGCATGGCTGAACTGGACGTAGGTGCAGACGCCAACGTTTATCACTTTCCCACTGTCGATATGGCACTGGGTGGCGACGGCATCCATCTGGCGAGTTACGACGAAAGCGGCAACCGAGCCGTTGCGGTGTTTAATCCGGTGCTCGCCGGCGACCCGACGTATCGTCAGGGTCCGAAGATCGCCAGCATGATGTACTCGGGCAGTAAGTTCACGGTCAATCTGCAGCACCGCAATGGTACGGACTTCACGCCCACCAGCGGCAATAGCGGGTTCGCCGCCAGCGACGCGACCGGAGCACTGACCCTGACCGCTGCGCGCAAGAGTGCCACGCAGATTGAGCTGATGGCTGATCGAGCTATCGGGGCCAGTCCGAAACTCACCTACATGGCCGGGGCTGACCCAGATGTGTCAGCGTTCACGTTTGATAACGGCGCCTATGCGCTGCCGATGGACGTTGAGACGGACATGGCTGCCACGCAACAAGCCCCAGGTGCGGATACCACGGCGCCCACGTTCCCGGCAGGGGCCACGGCCACGGTAACCAACATCACCAACAACGGCGCGACGATCACGGTGCCGGCCGCTACGGACGACGTGGCGGTGGCGGGGTACCAAGTCAGTGTGAACGGCGGCGCGAGCTACAACAATGCCCCAGGGCGCGTGATCCCGCTCACTGGCCTGCCAGCCGGAACCGCAGTACAGGCTCGAGTCCGCGCGTACGATGCGGTGCTGAACTACTCCAGCCCACTATCGGCCAACTTCACCACGTTGAGCGACACTCCCGCCCCCGGCGGCATTGATGCGACGAAAGTCCCGGTCGAGCGAAGAGTTGTTTTCGAAGGCAATAAGCGCGTGGTACCATTTGAGGGAAGTATTCGAAAGGTGGTTTTCTAATGGCAAGTACGATCCCAACTCTGGTTCAAGGCAAGTGGACATTGCAGGTCGATCCTGACGATGAGGTCAATTACGTTGCTGATGTGACGCAATGGCTCATTGACAACGCCACCACCGCTGCGTCGTTCGAGCTCATTCCTACCGGCATCACGGTTTTGCTCAAGGGTGACCCGCAAGGCGATCGTAGCGGCCTTCTGCCCGCTAAGCTCAAGTTCACTAGCGATACTGTTACCGCGCGCTCGTGCACCTGGCGGGTGACCACGGCCGACGGCCAGCGTTTTGACAAAACGATGCATTTCACACCAGTGCAGAACTAACATGATCAACGCCACCAAATTGCCGTCCGCCGAGCCGCAAATGCGGTTGTTGGCGTTGGACGACGCCTCGGTCGAACCGATCAGCCTCGAAGAGGCCAAGAAGCACCTGCGGCTTGAAGGCGTGCTCGACGATGAAGACGACCTGATCAGCAGCATGATCACGGCCGCACGCGAGATGGCAGAAGGTAGGCTGAACCGCACTCTGGTGCGGCGCGTGCGTGAAGTCGCCGCTTGCAACTGGGGCACGATCAAGTTACTGAAGCCGCCTTTCGTCCAGGTCGAGTCGGTGAGCTATTTCGACGCCGACGGCCAGTCGTTCGACGTGGATGCGTCTGACCTTTCCGTGTCTAGCATACGCGAGCCAGCCACGGTGTCGCTCCGCTACGGTTTCCCGGCGCCGCAGCTCGCGCGTCAGGATGAGGCCATCATCGTCCGGTACACCGCAGGTTACGCGCCTGGCGAAGTGCCGCGCATGATCGTGCAGTGGATGCTGCTGGTGATCGGTGCGCTGTACGCGCACCGCGAGAGTTTCGTGGCCGGCGTCTCGGTGACGATGATCCCGGAAGAGTTCAACAAGTGGCTCCTGCAGCCGTACATGGTGTACGAATGAGGGGCGGACAGCTCGATCGGCGCATCACGATCCTGGCCCCAGGCCCAGACGTTGACGGCGGTGAATACGGCCCGCAGCCAGGCGAGTACGCGCCCATTTTCAGGGGCGAACGCATTCCGGCACGCCGCGTGGACGAGTTGCCCAGCAACTCGGAAAGCATCGCAGAGGGCTTGCGGCTCGCGCACCGCCCGGCCAAGCTGCATATCCGCTACCGGCCCGACATCACCTCGGACATGCGGATCATCATGCACGACGAGAGCGACAAGGTGTACGAGATCAGCGGCGGCCCGGCAGAGATCGGCCGGCGCGAGTGGATTGAATTGACGATCAGGGAGTATTCGACCAGTGGCAGCGCGTGAGGAACTGATAACAGGCGGCCGGCAGCTTGACGACCTCCTGAAGACTCTGCCTAAGAAGCTGGAGCGCAATGTCATGCGCGCGGCCTTGCGGGCTGGCGGCGTAGTTCTCCGGGAAGAAGCCAGGCGACAAGCGCCTGTAGACGACGGCGTACTGCGCAAGAGTATCCGGATATCTACACGGTCGCAGCGCGGCTCATTGTACGCGAGTGTCAAGGCCGGTAGTAAGAAAGCTTTCTATGCTCACATGGTTGAGTTCGGAACCCGCCCGCACAAGATCAAAGCGAAACCGCAAAGCGCGCTGGACGTGAACGGTAATCCGCGACGTGATGTGGACCACCCAGGTTCGCAACCTCACGCCTTCATGCGCCCCGCCGCAGACCTGGCGTTCCAGGAAGCCATCAAGGCGTTCGACCGTAAGCTCCGGGAGCGCATGACCACCGCTGGGCTGAATGTGCCGGCCCCCGCACCGGACGACCCTGAACCATGAGCGGCGTCAATATCGTCCGTAAGCTGCTCTCCGAGCACGCGCCACTGTTGGCACTAGTGCCGGCCAAGGCGATCCGCGCTGGCGCGCTGCCACAGGCCCAAACGCTGCCGGCGGTGAGCGTGCACCGCGTCAGCGGCTACCAGTTCCGCACTGTGGCGAACCGCAGCCCATCCAAGCAGATCCGCGAGCGCGTCCAGGTGACGGTGCTGGCCGGCACGTACGAAGCCGCAGAGCGTATTTTGAAGGCGGCACAGCTCGGCCGCGGCATGCACATCGGCCAGGTGTTCGATTACTACGTCAATAGCGTGGTGCTGGAAGGAATCGGGCCGTACATTCCATCCGGCGACGATAAAATTCACGAACAATCACTGGATTTTATGGTAACTTTCACCGAAGCAAACTAGAATATCGGAATGCTTCAGCCCGCCCGTACCGCATCCCGCGCGCGGGCTCTAATCAGGAGAAATCAAAATGCCGTTTCCAGCAGACTTTGAAACCATTGCCGGCACCCGGCTGTTCATCAAGCCGGGCCGTGGCACCGACAACACCGAAGCCGCCTTCGAGACGTTCATGGGCACCGGCGCGTTCGAATTCACGGTTACCCAAGTCGGCCCCATTGAAGGCCGCGCGTACAACACCTCCGAACTCGATGTCGTGAGCCAGGGTCAGGTGCGCCGCAAGCTGGGCAACTACCAGCTGCCGGACAGCGAATGGCAAGTGCTGGAAGAAGGCCCGGACGGTGAACCCGATGCGTACGAAGCCGCCCTCGAAGCGATGCGCGACCGCACCATCTGCTCGTTCGCTGTCGTGCGTCAGTCGGGCCGCGTGTTCTACTTCACCGCCCAGGTGATGAACCTGTCGGAAGCCGGCGGCGGCAGTAACGACAACGTGACCTATACGATGCCGCTGCTGCTGCAAACCGAAGCGTTCTCGGCGCTGACCCCAGTGGTGCCGAACGACACCCCGTAACACTTTCGGCCGCAAGGCCATAACCGAGCACCGACCGCGCGGCCGTCATTCCTTGGGAGGGAGCGACCGCGCGGCACGGGCAATAATCCCTCTCAAGGAACCGTAAATGAGCAATTTCGATATCAAGTCGCTGGCGATCGCCAGCACCGGCACTATGCCAATCCGCGATGTGGATGGCGAGATCCAGTACAACGACAAGGGCGAGGAACTGAGCATCACCTTCCACAGCCCTGGCACCCGCGAGTTTGCCCAAGCCAAGCACGAACACGAAGAAAAGCTCGGCGCCCGCCTGCTGAAAATGCAAGGCGGCAAGGGTGAAAAGTCCGACCCCGATCAAGATCTCAAGAGCATCGCAACCTTCTTGGCGAAGGTGACGGTATCGCTCAACGGCTTCAAGTATGACGGCGGCCCGAAGGCGCTGTACGAAGACCGCGAGCTGGGCCACATCACCGAAGCCGCTAACAAGTTCCTCGGTGAACGGGGAAACTTCAAGCGCAAGTCGGGCAACGACTCGTCGAATACGTCCGCTACGTTGCCTGGCTAAATGCTACACCCGAGCCGCCGGAGCGAAAGGGTAAGAACACCGCCCCGCCTCCCAAGCAACGCCAGCGGCGGCTCGATATTCTCGATGCACTGGGGTTCGTGCCCCAGCCCGAGATAGAGGTCGGACAGCATTTGATTGATGCGCTGTTCAAGGTGGGCCCGGCGCATGCTGAAGCGCCGCTGAACGAGGGCGATCTTGAGCCGTACGAAAGGCGGCGCGGAATCGAGTTCGAACCATGGCAGGCCGAGTTGATCGTGGAATTGTCAAAGGCGTATCTCCATGAGACGCACGAGGCAAGGAAACTAGGTGCGGAATGCCCGTGGGACGAATTGAAGGAAACTTGGCATCGTATCCGCAATGCCAGAACCGAGAAGCAATGGGATCGCGTGCGGCCCCAGCCTGAAGGAGCAAAGACCAAGTGGCCGTCATCAGCGACATCGAGATCCGCCTAAGGGCTGACATTGCAAGGCTCCAGCAGGACATGACGCGAGCCCGTCAGTCCGTTACCAGCGCTACGGACGCGATGCGCAAGTCGCTTTTTGCTTTCGCTGCGGGCTTCAGCCTGGTCAACATAGCGCAGCAGGTTGTCGCCGCTCAGCGCGAGTTCGACAAGCTCAACTCGTCCCTCACCACCGCAACCGGGTCGGCGAAGTCAGCCGGCGAAGCCATGAAGGCTTTGCAAGACTTCGCGGCCCGAACCCCCTTCAGTTTGCAGGAAGTCACTGAGGGCTTCTTGAAGCTGCGCAATCTCGGCTTGAATCCATCCGAGCGCGCGCTGGAGTCCTACGGCAACACGTCAGCCGCGATGGGCAAGAGTCTGAACCAGCTTGTCGAGGCCGTCGCGGATGCGGCGACCGGCGAGTTCGAGCGGCTTAAAGAGTTCGGTATCAAGGCCAAACAGCAGGGCGACGCGGTGTCGCTCACCTTCCAAGGCACTACCACCAAGATCGGCAACAACGCCGCCGAGATTGAAGAGTACCTGACGCGCATCGGCGAGGTGAACTTCGCCGGCGGCATGGCGCGCCAGGCGAACACACTGGACGGTGACCTCTCCCGACTTGGCGACACCTGGAACCAGACGCTCGTCGCGTTCTCGCAAAGCGGCTTCGGTGACGTGGTGCGCAGCGCGGTGGGGGCGTTGTCCGACTCGCTCCAAGACTTGGGCGCCATCTTCAAGTCGGTCACCAGCGAGGCCGATGCAGAAGGCAAGAAGGTGGACGAGCTGAACGGCGTTCACTTCCTACTCACGACCACGTTCGAAACGCTGGCGGTGCTGGGCCTGAACGTGGCATTTGCGTTCAAGGCCGTCGGCCGGAACATCGGCGCGGTGGCGGCGGCTGTTGCCAATCCGACACAGGCGATCGAGATCCTGAAGCAGCGATTCTCCGATCTCGGTGATGAGTGGGATCAAGTCAACAAGGACAGCGACCGGGTGCTTAAGGCCGCGGGCAATGCTCGCGCCGCGCAAGCGGCTCAAGACGCAGCGCAGACCGGCGACCGCCTGGCGCAGTACCGGATCGTAAGCAGCGCGGCGAAGACCGCCAGTGACGCCGAGATCAAGGCCGCAGCAAAGACCAAAGACGCTTACGACGCATTCATCGTGACGCTCAAAGCCCGTGTTGACGCCACTGCGCGTGAAATGGAAGGTGTCGCGGCACTGACCGAAGCCGAGAAAGCTCACGTTGATCTCACCGAACAAATCCGCGCCGGCAAACTCAAGCTCACCAAGGCCCAAGAGGCCGCCGCACGCGGCTTGATCGACGAGGCCGGCGCGAACGACGCGCTGATCCGATCCAACAAAGAATACTCCGATCTCCAGCAGCAGCTCGCCGACAACGCCAAGGCCCTCGCGGCTGATCGCCAGGGTTTGATCGAATCCGCGCGCCAGGAGGCCGAGCGCAACGAGGAGCTGGTGCAGACGTTCGGCATGGCCGAAGCGGCGATCACGCGCATGCAGGCGGCCCGCTTGCTCGAGCAAGAGGCGCAGCGCCTCGGGCGCGACCTTACTGCGGAAGAAATCGAGGACTTGCAGCGTGTGATCGAACTCAAGGAGCGTAGCGCCGCTGCGGTCGCGAGCCGCGCCGAACTGGAGAAGACTAAGCAGTTCTGGTCCGACATCGACGAGACCGCGCGCGCGACGTTCACCTCGATCACGGACGGCGGCAAAAACGCCTTCCAGCGGCTCCGGGATACCGCTAAGAACACGTTCTTCGACTGGCTGTACCAGCAGACGCTCAAGAAGTGGATCATCAACATTCAGACCAGCACCGCGGGGGCCAACCCGCTTGAGGCGGTGTTTGGGAAGAACGCGGCGATCTTCAACAACGACACCTTGAAGAAGATCGGCACCACCATCGGCGGCTATTTTGCCGGTTCGGCGCTGAGCGGTGCTATCTCGGGCGATCGAAAGGTAAGCTCCGGGGTTAACGTGCTGTCCTCAATCAACACCGCGCTCACCAGCTACATCGCGGGCCCACTGGGTGGCGCGGTGGCGGGGGTGATTGGCGGCGTCATCAACCGGGCGTTCGGTCGCGGGCCTAAGGAATACTCAGACAACAGCACCTTGGTCGGGAACATCGGCGCCGGCGGCTTCAACGGCACGGTGAACACCGCCTGGACGCAGAAAGGCGGCTTGTTCCGGAGCAGCAAGTCCGGCACCGACAAGGCGGCGGTCGATGCAATGACCGCGTCCGGACTCGCGGCGGCTTACGATGTGATCAAAGCCGCATCGACCGACTACGCCAAGATCCTGGGCGTGAACGCAGACAGCATTGCGAATCGCACGCAAGCGATCAGCATCGCGCTCGGCAAGGATGAAGCGGCAAATCAGAAGGCAATCGCCGACTTTTTCGGCGGTGTCGCGGACACCGTGGCCGCCGAGATCCTGCCCGGTATCGCGAAGTTCCAGCAAGAGGGCGAAACTGCCGCGACCACCCTGCAGCGTGTCGCTACCAACTTCGCCGCCGTCGACGCCATCCTCGTAGCGATGGGCACCAACTCGCAAACCGCCTTCCGCGCAGTGGGCGTTGCGTCGATCGAGGCGCGCGAGCGACTGGTGGCACTGGCTGGCGGCATTGAGACCTTGGCGGCGCAAACCTCCTTCTTCAACGAGAATTTCCTCACCGAGGCCGAGCGCATCGCTCTGATCCAAGGGCCACTCAACCAGCAGCTCGCGGCGCTGGGTCTTGCCGGTACGACGACCACCGAGCAGTTCAAGACCGCAGTGCAAACGCTCGTCCAGTCAGGCGCGCTCGCCACCGAGGAAGGTGCGAAGCGGTACGCTCAATTGTTGGCGATCGCGCCACAGTTCAAGGTGGTCGCCGACTATTTGGACGAGCTTGGCAAAGCGGCAGCGCAGACTGCACAAGAGGCCAAGGACGCAGCGCAGGCCATGCTCGAGGCCAACGAGACCTTGCTGCGCGCGGCGGTCGATGCGGCGTTCGAAGGTGTCCAGCGCGCAGTCGAAGCGCAGCGCGACCGGGTGACGGCGGCGTACGAGAAGATTAACGATGCGATCGAAGCCCGCATAGACAGGCTGAACGACCGTATCGGCGAGATGCGCCAGTTGTCGGATGCGCTCAAGGGCGCAATCCAGAGCATCAACTCGCCGGAGCAAGCCATCGCCTCGCGCATGGCGGCGCAGTCGCAGATCACCGCTGCATTGGCGATCGCCCGAGCTTCTGGTGTGCTGCCGAGCGCTGACAGCCTGAAGGACGCGCTTGCCGCGCTAGGACAGGATTCGTCGGATCAGTTCTCCACCTTTGCGGAGTACCAGCGCGACGTGGCGCGCACAAACGCCGAATTGGCTGCGTTGGGCGGCTTGACGGACGGCCAGTTGTCGGTGGCCGAGCGCCAACTCCAAAGCCTGCAGGAACAGCAAGTAGCGGCCAAGGCAGCGTACGAAGCCGAGATGCTTCGTCTGGACGGCATCCTGGAGTGGGCACAAGCTGAGGTGGACGCGATCAATGGCGTGAACCGCAGCGTGCTGTCGGTGGTCGAGGCAATCGCGACTCTCAAGGTAGCCGGGCAAGCACTCCAGCAGGGCGCCAAGCCGTCGAATCCAGGCGGCAGTGCGCTCACCGTGGACCAGCTCTACCGCACCGTGCTGGGCCGCGAGGGTGACGCAGCGGGACTTGCGTATTGGAAGAACATTCTCGGCAACGGGGCGGTTGATTCAAAGGGCTATGCCGACTTCATCCAGGGCGCTAAAGGCGAACTGGAAATGAAACAGCCACCAGTGGTCTACAGCGCGCCCCAGTCCGGTACAATGGCAGGCAGTGCAACCCAGCAAGAGATAAACGCCCGCATGGAACGACAACTCGCCAGCATCGCCGCGTCTACCGAGAAGTTCGCGAGCCAGTTTGAGAACGTGTCGGGCGGCGGCCAGACCTTGTTCGTGGAGAACGTAAATTGAGCCTGTACGAGGAGTTCGGAGACGCCTGTAGCATCCTAGTGCCGGTCGACATCGTCAACACGGCCGGCGCACTGGTGTCGATGACGGCTAACGGTGTCGCAGTTCCCGAAGACACGAATCCGGCATGGGCCGCCGCCACGACATACACCGCAGGCGAACGCGTTCACCTGCCCAGCACCCACCGGGTCTATGAAAGCACAGGCGCGAGCGGCAACGCGGGAAAAGATCCGTCGCTGCCGGCGAACCAATACAACGCAGCGGGCCAGCCGACGTTTTGGATCGATATCGGGCCGACCAACCGCACCGCCATGTTCGACGGCTTGGTGTCCACCCAGACCATCGCGGCTTCGCCCCTGGTGATTACGCTGGCACCTGGCGCGTTCAACGGCTTCTCCCTGTTCGGTGTCGACGCCGACTCGTTCTCGGTCCAGGTGCTCGACGCCCCGGGCGGAAACGTCATCTACAGCGAGCCGACGACACCGCTCGAAGGATCGATGCCGGGTGACTACTACGAATACTTCTTCGACCCGTTCAAGCCGCTGCGCCAGTTCAACCGGTTCGGCGTCGACCCCTACGGCCGCTCGCAGATCCAGATCACCTTCAACCGCGCCACCGGCAATGTCGGCGTCGGCATGTTCGCGATTGGCGACTTGAAGCCCGTTGGCGTGCCGCTCAAAGGTGTCAAGGTCGAGCCGATGGACTTCAGTTCGATCGTGCAGGATCGCTTCGGTAACGCTACGGTGCGTCGGCGCGCCAACTCTACTGGCATGACGATCAGCACGGTGATGGAAGAGGACGAGGCGAACAGCGTGCTTCAGACGATCAAGGACACGCTGGGCGTGCCGTGTGTGGTCGTCGGCAGTAACGCCATGCTCTATGAGTGGATGACGGTCTTCGGTACAATCAGCGGTAGTATGTCGGACCAGCCCTACCCTTACGTCACGCTTCAACTTACAGTACGAGGATTCATCTAATGGCCTACCCAGATCCGCCAACTACACCGCCAATCCCCCAACGAGGTGACCGAACGACCTTCTCGGATCGCGTCGACGCCTTCCTTACTTGGGTGGCGGCCATCATCCCGTGGTTGCAGGGCTTCGTGAATTATTTCCTATCCAATCTATCGGCTTTTTCTGCGGGTGGAGCAAACACTTTTTCATACAATTTCGACAGCGCTGTAACGAACACAGATCCTGGTCCTGGCTTTCTAAATTTGAATGGTCCAATGCAAGATTCTTCTACAGCGTTACGGATTGATCCTATTGCAGATGGGGGCGTGGACATAAACGCAGTTCTTTTGAATCTAATTTCAAGCACTAACGCTGCCAAAGGCTCTATAAAGATTCAGGTGTTGAATAGGCCGGATGCTTGGCTGTTGTTTGATATTACAGGCTTTACGCCAAGAACCGGATACTATGACTTAGTTGTTTCCTATGTTGCGGGAACTTCACAGAATCCATTTATTAACGGCGATAAATTGATCGTATTTATCGAAAGAAACGGTAATAAAGGTGATAGTGGGACAATTGGATATATTAAAGTTTCCGACAAGAAGGCCGCAACTACTACAGGAGGGGCTGCTGTTTCTGGGCTGCAAGACAGGACTTTAAATACCTTAGATTTGAACGAAATATCTGGTGCATCTCTATCAGCGAGTTCTGTCACACTTCCGGCCGGATCATACGAGGTCTATGCTAGAACTCCAGCCGCTGTCGTTGCAGGATGCCGCTCTGTTTTATTTAACGTCACAGACGGGGTGGCCGTTCTTTACGGCGGAAGCGATTATACAGAGGCTGGTTCATCCGCTAATTGCATGCTTAATGGGAAGTTCACTATTACTTCCGCTAAATCTTTTAAGCTGCAAACTTATGCCCAAAACTCCAACAACAACGGTGGTCTTGGTCAGCCAGCTAGGCAGGCAGGCCAGATGGAAATTTACAGTGAATTGATTTTTAGGAAAATAACATGAGCTATTTACCCGGCATGATTTCTTATGTGCTTTTTGATCCCGAAGCCAGAGAACTGCTCGGGGGCTACGTGCAAGTCCCGCCCCCGGAGCATGTGCATCGAATTGAAGTATCAGACGAGGTGCGAGTTTCTTGGCCGCTGTATCGCCTAAATGCCGACATGACCGGCGTGGAGTTGATCCCATGGTGGGAGGAGCAACCAGAAGAGCCTCCAGTTGACCCCGAGCCATCCGACCCCGTACAATCCGGCAACTAGAATCCTCTAGTGCAAACGTAAAGGAAGCATCATGCGCAAGCAACTGTTCGCCGGCAACGGCAACCCTCCACCAAAAGATAAGCCGAACCGCGAAACTCCCGCCCCTGTCGAGATCCCGGAAGAGACTGACGCAGGCAACGGCAACCCACCACCAAAAGACCAGAATTAAATGTACCTGGTCGCATGCGGCGTCTTGCTGGCCGTTGCTACGGTCCTCAACCTGCGGGATCGCCGCATGCTCGCGCTCACCCTTGCGGTGGGCGTCAACGTCTTCTACTCCGTCCCCGCGCAGTCACAAGCTGCATTCTACGGCACGTGTATCGCTCTCGAATTGATGGTGCTCACGGTGGCGGTGTTCTACACCTCCCGCGCCAGTTGCATCGCGATCTATGCGTCCTGCGCATTGGTCATCGTCCACTTCATGGGCTGGACCCTCGACGGTAGCCCGCCGCTCTCCCCGTACCGTGTTCTCGTAAAGCTGCTTGAATGCGCCCAGCTCGTCGCATGTGTGGCACTATCGCCCGTACTTACGCCGAAACTGAGGAACCGCGATGCAGCGCCTACATGACCATGCCATGCCTCTCTTGAGGCTCTACGCCGGGGGCGATGCGATCATCTCCTGGTACAACTCGTTCAGTGATCCTTACGCCCGCCTGGCGCGCATTGCGCAGACGCAGGACGGCGGCGTGCTGATCTGGATCATGGCGATTGTCGGCATCGCTATCGTGCTGGACGTGTTCATCAACGACTGGACCCCCAGCCGAATCAAATTAGGCAAGCATTCCATTCAGCTTGCATGGAATAAAGCATTTCAGTATAGACACTTCCTTTTCGTTGCGTTAGCCTTCTGTTATGCCGCACAACCTTATGTAGCAGAACGCGGCGGACACGCGATTTCCTTGCTGATCTGGTTCTACTGGAACAGTTTGCAGACGATCGTAATCGGATTTCTGGACGCCAAACAACGATCAAGGAGCCTCGGGTGGCAAAGAGCTATCAGCTAAAATACGCCATCTGGGCTTACCTCCTGGTGCAATGGAGCGCGGTCGCCTACGCGGCCGAGCACCCCCTCGTCGCCGGCATCGAATCGATTCCATTGACCGCAGTGCTGTACGTGTTCGCCCTGTCTATCGTGGGTGGCGCAGCGGGCACCTTGACCAAGCTGGCACGGCCCGAGATCGTCGTGCGCAGCCTCACCCTGGAGATCAGCAAGGACATCGTGGCTTCGGTTGCGGCCGGCCTCTTGGTGTTCTTCTTCACCAGTTGGTGGGACGGCGTGAACTTCTGGCTGCAAGCGGCGCTGGTCACGATGGCCGGTTACGGCGGCTCGAAGGTGCTGGACCTGGCGCTGGCCGATGGGTTCTTGCCCTGGCTGCAGCGCGCCTTCGGGCGCAACATCGACGCGCCACCAAACCGTTCACCGGAGTAAAGCATGACCCCACAACGACTGATCAACACCGGCATCGCGCCAGCTCTGGCCGAGCTCGAGGCCCAAGGCATCCCCGACAGCGTGGACGCGCGCCGCTTCCTCATGGCTATCGCACTCCAGGAGTCCGCGATGATGGCTCGTCGCCAGATCACCGCCAGCGGCACGGAGAATGGTCCTGCGGCCTCGTTCTGGCAGTTTGAGCAGGGTGGCGGGTGCAAGGGCGTGCTGAGCCACCGCAGCACCGCGGAGCGCATGCGCAAGCTGTGTGTTGACTACAACGTCGCGCCGACCCCGCAAGGACTGTGGGAGGCGATGCGTTACAACGATGTGGTGGCCGCGGCCGCCGCGCGACTGCTGATCTACACCTTGCCCAAGGGCCTGCCCAAGACGGCCGAGGAAGGCTGGGAGCAGTACATCGCGGCGTGGAGGCCGGGCAAGCCGCACTCGGCCAAGTGGCAAGCTAACTGGGGTGCGGCAACTCTTGCTGTGGGGTTGAGGCTATGAGTACGGACAAAGAGATAGCGTTCAGGAGTAGGAATCTTTTCTGGCTTACCGCCGCGGTCTTTGGGTTTGCGTGTTTCGCTCTCGGCCATATATCGGGCGCATGGAGGTTTATGTGAGCATCCTACCTACTTGGCCGATTGCGGCCGGTTGTCTGGCGCTGGGTATTCTGGGCGGTGCGTACGTCGACCATCAGATCATGGACGCCAAGATCCAGAAGATCACCGCCGCCCACACCGAGCAGCTGCGCGTGCGCGAGGTGCAGCGCGCCACCGACGAACGTGTCGCCCGCGAACGGGAGAACGCCCTCGCCACTCGCGCCGGGCAAATTGAACAGGAGAAGGAAAATGCGATCAACGCCGTTCGTACTGACGCTGATGCTCTTATTGCCCGCTTGCGCCAGCAAGCCGCCAGCAAGCCCGCCAGTCCAGGTCGAGTGCCCTCGGCCGCCGCCACTTGCGAAACACCCGCTGGGGCAACCGTTCCTGACCGAGCTGGAGAAGATCTTGTTCGCCTCGCCGCCCGCGCCGACGAACTGAGGACGGCGCTGGGGGCGTGCTATCAGTCTTATGATTCGCTGCGCTAGGACTTGCGCCAGCCATCAAGCCACATGAAATAGACGGCGAACTTTGCTCCATCTAATCGCCCCTTGCGATAAATTAGGATGCCATCGTAGCCGTCAAGCAGAGCAAGAAGAAGTAGGATTCCCCATACCGCAGCTCCTTTAATGCTGAAGAACTGGACTCCTGCAACAGCTAGGGCGATTCCTAAGCAGGCAAACAATACGCACCGCATTACAGTCGATAGCAGTCGCATATCTACCTCACAGCAGCACGTTATACCCACGCCCAGCCATGCAGCGGAAGGCGATAGTCTTCTTGTCCTGCACAGCCGATCCTGCACCTTCAGCAGCACCAGCCACGCCGAAAACTTGAGCGCCGAACTTAGCGCCATCTGAGCCGCCGATAGCCGCACCAATAAGCGCACCTAGCAATGCCCCGCCGATTGCACCGTTGACCGCGCTACCGCCCGTATCGACTTGCTCAGCGTACTGATTGCACTCTGCGGTGTCTTGGTAATACTTGGCAGTATCCACGCCGCGCATGTCAACGATCTGGCTCGGAGTGTGGTTAGCGCAGCCGGTCAGGGCCAATGCTGCGATGATGACGATGAGTTTCATTTCTCTTTCTCCCTTGTTTTATTGGTCGGTCTTCTTGCGCCTAGGCTTACTACCCGCTGCCCTAGCTTCCTCGCTAGTGAAGCGATGCGCTACCCCTTTGGCGCT